AGGAACTTGGAACGCCAGCACGAACACGCCCACACTGGCCTCTGGTGTTGGGGTTAACGGCTACTACTATGTGGTGGCAACGGCTGGTTCAACCGACTTAGATGGAATTACTGATTGGAAAATCGGCGATTGGCTGATTTTTAATGGCACTGATTGGCAGAAGATTGACCAAAGTTGGGCGATTGCGGGTGCTAACGACAACATCACCTCAATGACCGGGCTGACGGGCGGCATCTCTTCACCCGATTTCATCCAATTTGATACGACTGCCACCGTTGCGGACGCAACAGGCAAGCTGTACTACGACGATGATGATCAGTACCAGACGCTTGTGTTCCAGATGAACGGCAGTGTCATCCAGCACGTTGGTCATGAGATTTTCTATCGGGTGCGTCTAAGTGCTGCTGCCACCAAAGGCCAAGTCCTTATGTTTACGGGCACTCTAGGGGCTAGTGGTGGCCTGACTGCTGCGCCAGCAACAGGACTGACGTTTGATCAGTCAAATTACCTTCTTGGCATTGCGGGTGAAAGCGGTTCAACAAACGATTGGATCACGGTCTACGAGTTTGGTGAAGTCAAGGGAGTAAATACCTCCGCATTTACGCAAGGTCAGATTCTCTATTACGACCCAACAGTAACAGGTGGGCTTACAGCTACCAAACCAAACACGCCTAATGCTATCGCCACAATCGCGGCGGTAGTGCATGTCGGAACCAGCAATGGTGTGCTGTTTGTGCGCCCCACTTTCGGCTCTGCACTGGGCGGTACTGATGGCAATGTGCGTTTTGGCACATTGGCATCAGGAAACACCATCATTTATGACGCTGTGGATGGTGTGTGGAAAAACGCTAATTTGACCGATGGTACTGGCATTACCATTACAGAGGGCGCAGGGTCAATCACAATCACTAACTCAGCCCCAGACCAAACAGTTAGTTTGACGGGTGCTGGCACGACCTCAATCTCTGGCACTTACCCCAACTTCACGATCACCTCGGCTGACTCGACTGTTGGCACGGTAACCAGCGTCAGCGGTACGGGCACAGTCTCTGGTATCTCCCTGTCGGGCACAGTCACATCCTCGGGCAACCTGACCTTGGGCGGCACGTTGGATTTGTCCAGCCCCCCGACCATTGGCAACACCACCCCCAACACGGGCAGGTTCACCACCCTGACGGTGGACGACAACACCACACTGGGCAGCAGCAACAGCGACACGGTGACGTTTACCGCCCGTATCAATTCAGACTTTGATCCCGCCACTGATAACGCTTTTGACTTGGGTCGAGTGGGGCATGAGTGGCGCGATCTTTATATTGATGGCACAGCCAACATTGACAGCCTGATTGCTGACACAGCGGACATCAATGCGGGAACGATTGACAACACCTCCATCGGAGCCTCCACAGCCTCCACAGGCGCGTTTACAACGCTTTCGACTACTGGCGCACTAACCTATGGTGGCGTTACTCTGAGCAACTCGGTCACTGGCACGGGCAGCATGGTCTTATCCAATAGCCCAACACTGGTCACCCCTGCATTGGGAACCCCTGCAAGCGGTGTTGTCACCAACCTAACTGGAACAGCCTCAATCAACATCAACGGTACTGTCGGCGCTACCACAGCCTCCACAGGCGCGTTTACTACGCTGAGTGCTACGGGTGTGACCACGGTTCAGGCTGGCACAGTTTCTGACCCTGCAATCACCACCACAGGCGACACCAACACAGGCATTTTCTTCCCTGCCGCTGACACGATTGCCTTTGCAGAGGGCGGTGTGGAGGCTATGAGAATTGATAGCTCAGGCCGCCTTAACATAGGAACATCAGTCGGCGACGCTTTTAGTTCTAACGCGCTGCTAAGAATTCAAGGCGCTGATGTAGGCGGTCAGGACGCTTGGGTTCAAATTAAGACAAACGTGACCGGCGCGGGTGGTGTGTTAGTCGGAGATACGGATGACGACTTTACGGGTGGTTTCGTATACGACAACGCAACTGACGCTCTTGAGTTTCATGCAAACAACGACGAACGCGCCCGTATCGACTCCGACGGTAACTTTATGGTGGGGACTACAGAAGATGCTCCTGGCGTTAGTAACAACACGGTTGGAATTTCTGCGCGTTCTAACGGTACGTTTTATGTTTCGTCCGCCCCTTCTGCGGCATTTTTTAACGTCACTTCTGATGGACAGATTATAGGGTTGCGGAGTGGTGGAACGATTGAAGGCAACATCTCCGTCTCTGGCACAACCGTGTCCTACAACGGCGGTCACTTGGCACGTTGGGCACAAACCACTACCGCCAAAGATGAATCGCTGGTCAAAGGCACTGTGCTGTCCAACTTGGACGAGATGAACGTCTACACCGATGCTGATGGCAACCCTGTCGAGAACGAACAGCTCAACAAGGTGAAGGTGTCGGACGTTGAGGGCGACACCAATGTCGCTGGTGTGTTCGTGAACTGGGATCATGACGAAGCCCACAACGTAGACGAGATCAACATGGCGATGACGGGTGACATGATTATCCGCATTGCTCAGGGCGTGACTGTTGCCCGTGGTGACTTGCTCATGTCTGCTGGTGATGGCACTGCCAAGCCGCAGGGTGACGACATTGTTCGTTCCAAGACGGTTGCCAAAGTCACATCAAACAATGTCACTTGCACCTACGCAGACGGCTCGTTCTGTGTGCCTTGTGTGCTGATGGCCTGTTAAGGAGAACCAAATTGTCAAAAATAGCCTTATCCGGCAACATCCCAACCACGGCTGACCAACCAACGGAGTAACCAATGGAACCCGGTGAAATCGACCCTGTAAAGTACGGCGTTCTTTGGGAGCGCGTCCAAAACATGGACAAGAAGATTGATAAGATGGAAGGCCAGATCGAAGAACTGCTTGAGCTTGCTAACAAGGGCAAAGGCGGCTTTTGGATGGGAATGACCATAGCCAGTTCAGTCGGTGCTGCTGTTGCTTGGGTGGCTGGACATATGAAAGGCTAACAATGTCACCTGAACTGCAAAAATACTATGAAGACAGGTTTGACCTGTTTTCGCATCCTGGCTGGCAAGACCTGATGGAAGATGCCAACCTGATGTTGCAAGCAATGAACAACATCTCTACCATTGCGGACGAAAAAAGTCTACAATTTCGCAAAGGTGAGATTTCTATTATGACTTGGCTCACAACCCTTAAAAGTGTGAGCGAACGAGCATACGAGGAATTAAATGAAAAGAATGTATGAATTTGTCTGCGAAAGTGGACATCGCACGGAGGCTCTGGCGGTTTATGAGACTGCTGAAGTGCCGTGCGGATGCGGGGGCACAGCCCACCGTGTCATGAGCGCACCTGCGATTAACTTAGAGGGGTGGTCGGGCAATTTCCCATCTTCATGGATGAAATTTGACCAAAAGCACCGCGATAAGTTAGCCGCAGAGCGCAAAGCCAACGCATAAACAATAGTGTCGCGTTGATTCTCCTACAACCCAAAAGGCAGGAACCAGTATGTTGATTGACAAAGAAACCGAAGAGCTAGGCGAACTTGAAGTCGAAGAGCAAAAGAACGAACTTCCTGAGAAATACAGGACAAAAAGTTTGGAAGAAGTTGTGCGGATGCACCAAGAGGCTGAGAAGCTGATTGGCAAACAGGCCCAAGAGGTCGGTGAAGTCCGTAAATTGGCTGACGAGTTGATCAAGCAAAACCTCGGGTCTAAGCAACCAGCTACACAAGATGAGCCGGAAGTGGATTTTTTTGAGAACCCGCAAAAGGCGGTTCAATCGACAATCGAAAAGCATCCTGATGTTGTCGCAGCCAGAATTGCTGGACAAGACTTCAAAAAGATGCAGATTCAACAGATGTTGTCGCAAGTGCATCCTGACTTCACGCAAATTGCGAATGACGCGGGGTTCCAAGACTGGGTGAAAGCATCGCCTATTCGTCTGGGGCTTTATGCACGTGCTGATGGCGACTTTGATTTTGATTCAGCGAATGAACTGCTGACCACCTACAAACAGTTGCGTGGCGTGAATACTCAACAGTCCGAGAAAGCGTCTGACGCTACACGGGCCAAGAGCATGAAGGCTGCACAAGTTGATGTGGGGGGTAGTGGTGAGAGTTCCAAACGAGTCTATCGCAGGGCAGACCTGATTCGGCTCAAAATGACCGATCCAGCCCGATACGATGCGCTGAACGATGAAATACTCACAGCGTACGCAGAAGGTCGGGTCAAGTGACCTAACTTTTTTTTTGGAGAATTCAACATGGCCTATCCTACCCCCCAGGTAACCAACGCAACCGCAGCAACCTTCATCCCCGAGATTTGGTCTGACGAAATTATCGCCGCATACAAGAAGAACCTTGTTATGGCGAACCTCGTCATGAAAATGAATTTCAAGGGCAAAAAAGGCGATGTGGTTCACATCCCCGCACCTACCCGTGGCAACGCCACTCTGAAGGCAGCATCCACCGCTGTGACTTTGATTGCTGACACTGAGTCGGAAGTGCAGGTGAGCATCAACCGCCACTTTGAATACAGCCGTTTCATTGAAGACATCACAGAAGCACAAGCTCTGGCATCTTTGCGCCAGTTCTACACTCAGGACGCTGGTTATGCTTTGTCCCGTGCTGTGGACAGCGACCTGATCCAAGTGGGCCGTGCATCTAACGGTGGCAACAGCGCAAACAGTGCTTATGCTGGTGGCTTTGCTGGTGGTGACGGTACTACCGCTTACGTTGCTGCAAACAACAACGAAAGCGCATTGACCGATGCAGGTATTCGCCGCACCATCCAGCGCTTGGACGACAACGACACCCCAATGGATCAGCGTTTCTTTGTGATCCCACCCTCTAGCCGTAACACGCTGATGGGCTTGGCTCGTTACACCGAACAAGCGTTTGTGGGTGATGGTAATGCAATCCGCAATGGCGAAATCGGCAACCTGTACGGCATCCCAGTGTTTACCACCTCTAACGCTGACACGACCAGCGGTTCAAACGCCGCCCGTGTGTGCTTGATGGGCCACCGTGATTCGATGGTGTTGGTTGAGCAAATGGGTATCCGTTCGCAAGTGCAGTACAAGCAAGACTACCTGTCTACCTTGTTCACCTCTGACACCTTGTATGGTGTTGCTGGTCTGCGTAACGCAGCATCCGTTGGTGCGGCTAAGTCTGCATCTTTGTTTGCTCTCGTTGTGCCAGCCTAACCCCCAAGCCCCCAGAAATGGGGGCATTAACTTTAAGGAGTTAGATCATGGCAGCAGCAACAGCAATTACCTCTCGCCGAGGAAATGACCAATTTCGGGGCTTGTTCTCGGACACTTGGTCAGTCAGTGCGACCCTAAATGCGTCTGAGTTGGTTGACGGTGCTGGTGAAACCAACACCATCGCAGTCCCGGGCGTTCTTTTGGGCGACATCGTGTTGAACGTGAGTATGGGTGTGGATGTCGCTGGCATCAGCATCACGCCTTATGTTTCAGCCGCAGACGTAGTGTCCGTTCGTTTCCAAAACGAGTCGGGCGGTACGTTAAATTTGGCAAGCACCACAATCAAGTGTGTGGTTGTTCGCTTAGTTTAAATCGGGGGCTTCGGCCCCCTTTTTGTGAGAAAACAATGGCAACTTTCCGCTGTTTACAGTCTGGTAATACGGTCACTTTCACACAACAACATGACATCGAAACCATGCGAGGCCATGCGGGTTATGTGCGGGTGGACGAGAAACCAGCAGAGCCAGAGGTCAAGCCTCTACCCATGAACCCCCCACCTAAGAAGATGGGTCGTCCACGTAAGTCAACCATTTAAGGATTTATCATGATGATGCCTAAAGACAAAAAAGAGAAGAAGTCTATGCCTATCACCGTCATGGTGGCTGTTGGTAAGCCTTCCAAGGCCATGCCTGTGCGCGGTTCACGGACTGCTAAGAGCAACGCCAGCAAAGCAAAGAAGGCTAAATAATGGCCGCCTTAACTGCACCAATCACACTTCTCAACGCTGTTGGGGCGACTGGGGCTTCTGGCGCTGTGCAAGCTGATGCTGGTCAGCCAGCCTTCTTGCAAGTTTCAGGCATTACATCAGCCACAGTTGCTCTGCAAGGTAGTCTTGACGGCACAAATTGGTCAACTCTGGGAACGGCTTTGACCGCTGATGGACTGGTTACGGTTGCTAATGCTCCCAAGTATTTGCGAGCCAACTGCACGGTTTATGTAACTGGCACGATCACCGCCAAAATCATGTACTGATATGAAAAAGACCAAAGCGCAAGCAAAAATCAGCAAGGTGATGCGGGAGTTCAAGGCTGGTGAATTGACCTCCAATAAAAAAGTGGTCAAAAACCCCAAACAGGCAGTTGCGATTGCGCTGTCCCAAGCTGGAAAGGCAAAAAAGAAATGAAACCCGGTCTGTATAGCAACATCAACGCCAAACGTGCCCGTATCAAGGCAGGTTCTGGCGAGAAAATGAACAAGGTCGGCTCCAAGGCTGCACCTTCCGCTGCTGACTTCAAGGCTGCGGCAAAGACTGCAAAACCCCCCAAAAAGGCCAAGTGATGAGCAAGGAAGCCAAGCACTACCTGCCTGATGGCAAGCCCTACAAAGGCCCAACCCACAAGGAAGGTGGGGTTTTGATGACGGGTGCAAAGCACACCGCCAGCAGTAAGAACCTGACGCACACGCCCCCAAAAAAGGGAAAGTAATGAAAACACCCGTTTGGCAAACAAAAGCTGGTCAAAATCCAAAAGGCGGCTTGAACGCCAAGGGCAGAGCATCGTACAATACGGAGACGGGTGGCAATCTAAAAGCACCTGTCAAAAGTGGCGACAACCCTAGACGGGCCTCCTTCTTAGCGCGGATGGGCAATATGCCCGGCCCAGAGATGAAGGATGGTAAGCCCACTCGCTTGCTGTTATCTCTCAAGGCTTGGGGCGCATCATCCAAAGAGGATGCCAAAGCAAAGGCCAGAGCCATTTCAGCAAGGAACAAAAAATGACCTTCCTCCAATTGATCAACGATGTCTTGGTTCGTTTGCGCGAAACCCAAGTATCGACCAATGCTGAAACGCCTTATTCGACATTGATTGGGCGTTTCGTCAATGATGCCAAGCGTCAGATTGAGGATGCCTTCAACTGGAACGTGTTGGGTCAGACTATCACGGTCACCACTACACCAGGCACGTACATCTACTCACTGACAGGCGCAGGGCAGAAGTTCTCTGTCCAAGATGTGTTGAACGTCACTGACTTGATTCAAATGCAGAACATCTCTTTTGTGGAGATGAACCGTTTTCAGAACTTGTCTGCCCCTGTCTCTGGCAAGCCAAACTACTATGCTTTTGATGGTGTTGACAACAACGGCGACACCAAGGTGGTGATTTTCCCCCGTCCAGATGGTGTGTACACCCTTCCATTCTCGCTGACAGTCCCACAAGCCCCTTTAGCGGATGATGGCACGGTTGTTTTAGTGTCTGACACCCTAGTGGTGCAGAACGCTTACGCACGGGCTTTGGTGGAGCGTGGCGAGGATCAAGGCTTGAGTTCGTCTGAGGCGTATCAACTGTACCGTGGGATGCTGGCTGACAGCATTGCCTTGGAGGGCACACGTTACCCTGAACAGCAGGAGTTCTTAGCCATATGAGCCAAGTCATCCAGACCGCCAGTGTTTCAGCGCCAGGGTTCTTTGGCCTGAATACTCAAGACTCTCCATTAGATTTGGCGAGTGGCTTTGCTCTGGTGGCAACGAACTGCATCATTGACCAGTTCGGGCGTATTGGGGCACGTGAGGGGTTCAGCCGAATCAACTCAAGTTCTGGGGCTTTGGGTGCGAATGATGTCACTGTCATGCATGAGTTGGTTCAAGCTGATGGAACTCTGACAATTTTGTTTGCAGGGGCCAACAAGCTGTTTAAGCTGGATAGCTCAAATGCTGTGTCTGAGTTGACCTATGGCGGTGGAGGTACTGCCCCCACGATCACGGCAAGCAACTGGTCTGTTGCCTCGCTGAATGGAATCACTTACTTCTTCCAAGAATCTCACGACCCGTTGATCTTTGATCCGGCGGTCAGCACGACCACTTATCGGCGCGTGAGCGAGAAATCTGGGTATGCAGGCACTGTCCCTTTGGCGAACATCGTTATCTCTGCCTACGGGCGTTTGTGGGTGGCTGACACGTCAACCGACAACGTGACGATCACTTTCTCAGACTTGTTGTCTGGTCATGTTTGGACAGGTGGGTCGTCTGGTTCGCTGAACATCAACACGGTGTGGCCCAACGGTGCGGACAACATCACAGGTCTAGCGGCTCACAACAATTTCCTGATCATCTTTGGTGCGCGTCAGATTCTGGTCTATACGGGTGCGAACAATCCAGCAGGGACTTCGCCTGTTACCTTCTTGTTGGCTGACTCTGTGGGTGGTATTGGGTGTATTGCCCGTGACTCAATCCAACAGACGGGCAAGGACGTGCTGTTCTTGTCCAACTCTGGTGTTCGCAGCTTTGCCAGGACGATCATTGAAAAGTCTTTGCCTGTGGGCGACTTGTCCAAAAACGTCCGAAACGACCTGATTCAGATCGTTAGCGGTGAGGACAAAAAGAACATTAAGTCGGTCTATTCAGAGACAAAGGCTTTTTACCTATTGACGCTTCCCTCTGTGAGTGAGGTGTATTGTTTCGATACCCGTGGGCAATTAGAAGATGGCTCTTTCAGGTTGACTCGGTGGGATTCGATTGCACCAACCTCGTTGTTGTCACGGCGTAATGGTGATGTGTTGATTGGCAAGAACGGGTTTGTGTGCAAGTACGGAACGTACCAAGACCACACCAGCGCGTATCGTTTGATGTATTTCACCAACCATGCGGACTTGGGCAACCAGAACGTCACCAGCTTGCTCAAACGCATCAAGGTGGTGGTGATTGGTGGCTCAAACCAATCCGTAACGGTGAAGTTTGGGTTTGATTTTGCAGCCAACTACCAGGCGGTTAATGCTCAGATTCCAACTCAAAGCGTCTCGGAGTACGGTTTGGCTGAGTACGGCGCAAATGGTTCACCTGTTGCCCAGTACGCAGATGGTGTGGCCTTGCAAACGCTGTCTGTGCCAGCATCGGGCAGCGGTAAAATCGTTCAAACAGGCTATGAATCCAATATCAACGGATCGCCTTTGTCAATCCAGCGTATTGAGATTCAATCTAAAGATGGGAAGATAGCATGAGCAATTACGTTCAAAGTACCAACTTCGCTACCAAGGACGCGCTGTCCTCTGGTGACCCGCTGAAGATCGTCAAGGGCACGGAGATTAACACCGAGTTCAACAACATTGCCACGGCTGTTGCGACCAAGGCTGATTTGGTGTCGCCTACCTTTACGGGCACTCCAACACTGCCCACTGGAACAACTGCCGTGACGCAAGGTTTTGGTAACAGCAGTACAGCCTTGGCGACCACAGCTTTCGTGCAAGCCGCCCTCCAAGCCCTTCACCCCGTAGGCTCTATCTACATCAACGCTGGTGTGACAACCAACCCGGCGACTTTGCTAGGCTTTGGGACTTGGGCCGCCTTCGGTGCTGGTCGGGTCATGGTTGGTTTGGACGCTGGCGACGCTTTGTTCGACACGCTAGAAGAGACTGGCGGTTCCAAGGATGCGATTGTGGTTAGCCACACGCACACAGGAACCACAAGCACAAAGGAGTTATCAGGCAATATTAATTTCTCGACAAACTGCGGCGTTGTAACTAATGCGACCGGAATTTTTAGCACATCAGGTACAGAGCAGCGTACAGGAGGAATATCCGAGGGAAATACAAACCCAGATCGCGTAACAATTAACGCCGATCACAACCACACTTTTACCACAGCATCCGCAGGTTCTAGTGGCACAAACGCCAACCTGCAGCCGTACATCACTGTGGCAATGTGGAAGCGCACTGCATGATCACGCATCACTTCAGCGATGGTTTGTATGCCAAGCAAGCGGTGATCCCTGCTGGCACAGCCATTTTGAAACACACGCATGACTTCAGCCATCTGTCGATTCTTGCGTCTGGGAAGGTTGCAGTTTTGAGGGGTGAAGAGATTGACATCGTAGATGCCCCTGCGGTTATTGAGATTAAGGCTGGTCTGGTGCATGGTGTGAAAGCCATCACGGACTGCGTTTGGTTCTGTATTCACGCCACTGACGAGAAAGACCCGTCTAAAGTGGATGACGTTTTGATTGGAGTTTGATATGCCTATTACCGCAGCGTTAATTGGTGGAGGTGCTTCTTTACTGGGCGGCATCCTCGGTGGTCGTTCTGCTGAAAGAGCAGCACGGACACAAGCAGACGCACAAGAACGTGCGGCACAACTAGCGGCTGAAGAGGCGCGATTCCGTCCTGTCGGCATCACGACTCGCTTTGGTCGGTCGAAGTTTAAAACAGGCCCAGACGGGCGTGTATCAGGCGCTAGCTACACCCTTGACCCAGCATTGCAAGCCTATCAAGACCGATTTATGGGCTTGGCGGGTGGTGGTCTTTCCCAAGCAGAAATGGCGCAACAACAGTTTGCCCCGTTAGGTCAGGCTGCACAGGGTCTGTTTGGTTTGGGGCAGGGCTACTTGGCTCAGACACCACAGCAAGCAGCGCAGCAGTTCATGGCCCAACAGCAAGAGTTGTTGGCCCCAAGCCGTGAACGGCAGATGGCGCAATTGCAGCAGGGTCTGTTTAACACAGGTCGTGGCGGCTTGGCGGTGGGCGCAACAGGTGCGCGTCCAAGTGGTGCAGCAGGTCTTGGTGCAGCCTCTCCAGAGGTCGAGGCTTACTACAACGCTCTTGCCCAACAAGATGCAGCACTGGCAGCACAAGCCACACAAGGCGGCATGGATCAGGCCCGATTTGGGGCTGGTTTGTTTGCTACTGGTGGTAACTTGCTTACACAGGGCTACCAAGGTCAGACAGCGGCTCTTGGCCCGTATGAAGCGTATCTTGAGCAGATGAAGCAAATTGAGGCTTTGGGTCAGCAACCGCTTGAGCTTGGCATCAACATTGGCGCAAAAGGCCAAAGCACAGCAGGTGCAAATGCTTTGCTTCAAGGTGGGACGAGCGCGGCGCAAAGTCGATTTGCTGCTGATGCTTACAACCCGTTTGCCACAGCATTGGTCGGCGCAAGTCAGAACCCTCAGTTCACCACTGCACTTGCACGACAATTCAGCCGCAGTAACACTGGGCCTTTTGTTGATTTTGGCGGTTATGGCGCTGCTGGTGCTGATGTACTAGCGCAATATGGCATCTAAGGAGTAAGACATGGCAACAATCGTAGACACCTTGTTTGGCATATCTCCCGAGCGCCTAGAGCGACAGCGAGCAGAAGAGGCTGATGCCCGTGCTTTGCAGTTTGCCAAGCTAGACCCGTTTCAGCAAGCCAACTTCGCTATTGGTCGTGGTGCTTATGGCCTCGCAGGGGCATTGGGTGGGGCTTTGGGTGGTCAAGACCCTGAGTTGCAGCGCGTCACCATGCGTCAGCAGCTTTTGGGCACGATTGACCCATCACGTCCCGAGACTTTTGACTTGGCAGCACAGGCGGCAGAGCAAGCTGGTGACCAAGAGCTTGCGTTTGGTTTGCGATTGGAAGCCCCAAAGTATCGTGAACAAGCACGAATTGCCCAGATCAATCAACAGGCCGAACTTCTTGCACAAAAAACTGCTGCTCAAGAGCAACGGGCTGCTCAACTTGTTAGTCAATTGAAGAACGCTGATGGAACAGTCAATCAGACGGTGCTTTCTGAGTTGCAGACATTCCCGCAAGGCATGGCAGCAATCAAGGCTCAATCGGACATCTTGCCAGCAATCCGTAGACTCGGTGCAACTGGTGGAACAGAGGTCAATCCGTTTACTGCGTTTACTGATGACCCGACTATCCCAAAGAACGTCCAAACATATGCAAAACAACTGTCCAAGTCGTTTACAGACGGAATTCTTGACCCTGAAAAGGTTGACGCACGGGTCAAAGAACTGGCTGACATGACCCAACGGGCAGATCAGTATGCTCAGACCCAGGCTCAAATTAAAGCGCAGCAAGAACAATCAAATGCCTTCAGAGCGCAAGGCTTGGCAAACTCTGAAGCAGCTTTGCAACTGGCAAGATCGACCAAGGCATTGCAAGAGCAAAACGCCCAGATTGAGCGTGAGCGCAAGGAAGAAGAACGGAAAAATCGACCTCTTCCATCAAACTTGGCGAAAGCGGAAGAGGAAGATTATGGCACTGCACAAGCCTCGGCAAACCTTGCAACCGACACCAACAGGGTCATCAGCCAAATTAAATCTGGCGAGATTAAATTTGGTCTGAAAGACAGGGCAAGCATCCGAGCAAGGCAGGTGTTTGGCTCTCAAGACCCTGACGTTATTGCGCGTGAGAACTACGATAAGTTTTTGCTTGTTCTTACCAATGAGAGCTTGCGTTTGAACAAGGGAACCCAGACCGAGGGTGATGCAGAACGTGCTGCAAAAGAACTGCTGAGTTCAGAGTCACCAGAGGCAGCAGCATCAGCAATGAATCGTCTGCTGGAGGTCAATGTGCGTAGGGCACAAAATGCGGCAAACAGTGTCGAAAGACGCAGAGCAAACGCTGGCTTTCCAAGTCCAAGAGAACCTGTGCAAGTCCCTCAGTTTGATGTTCACATCATCAACAATACCGACTACAACAGCTTCTTGAAGAACCCAAAGTACCCATCTGGTACACCTTTCATTGACCCCAAAGGCGTAAGAAGGACAAAACCATAATGGCTAATTTTGAAGACGCACCTTTGGCTGACCAACCACAGGCAAACAATTCGGTCTTGATTGAGGATGTGCCTTATTCAGGCATTGCAGAGGGCGCACGTGCTGTTGGGCAAGGCGTTACCTTTGGTCTGCTAGATGAGTTGGAGGCTGCTTTACGCACAGGCGCTATCAGCGGCCCCGAGTACGAGCGTCAACGTAACCAGTTGCGTGAACAGCAAAAGCAATTTGGCATGGATATGCCTATCACCAAAACTGGCTTAGAGATTGGTGGCAGTTTGGTTGTGCCATTTGGTGCAGCAAAACAGGTCACACGATTGGCTCCAGCTACGCAAGCAGCAATTACTGGCACGACCACAACAGGTCAGGTTGCTCGTACTGGGGCTATTGGTGCTGGCACTGGTGCTTTGGCTGGTTATGGATTTGCTGAGAAGGATGCTGGTTCAGAGGCCGCATTGGGTGGTGTTTTTGGTGGCTTAGTGGGTGGGACTGTTCCAATCCTTGTCCAAGGCGCAGGTACTGTAATCAAGAACGTGCTGAATTCAGCAGGTATTGGTGACCAAGAGACAGCAGCATCCAAGATGCTGGCAAGCTATCTCCAGAAGGACAATCTGACCCCAGGTGAAGCACAGCAAGCCCTTGATGAGTTGCGGAGAATTGGCGTCCCCAACCCTGTGATTGCCGACTTGGGGAAGAGCCTAAATGATCTGGCTTACAGCGCATATGTAGTGCAGTCCAAGGCCAAGGGAGGCACAGAGTCTTTTCTTCTTGGTCGTCTTATTGATCAACCAAATGACATTGTGCGTGGGCTGGTTGAGAAGGCTGGTTTGGCTAAGAACGTCAATGGCTTTGAGTATTTGGAAGCCTTGACCACCAACCAGTCACGCCTTGCAAGTTTGGCCTACCCAGAGGCTTACAAGATGGCTGTTGATGCAACGCCATTCCGCAAGTATGTGGATCGTCCGGTGTTCCAAAAAGCCTACCAAGAGGCTGTCAAACGTGCTGGTGTGTATGGCAACACTTTGCCAGACCTGAGTGCCATCCGAAATGCACAGGCTGTACCCACCGACATCTTGCACCAGATCAAGATTGGTCTTGACCGTGTTGTGGATGCTGAAACCGATGCTGTCACTGGGAAAATGTCTGGTTATGGCGGTGATGTGGTTAAGGTCAAGAATGAGTTTAACGACCTGATTAAGTCGCTAAACCCTCAATACGCCAAAGCCAACGCAGAGTTTGCTGATGCAGAGCGCATTAAAAATGCCTTCAAGATGGGTGAGGGCTACCAAAAGCTGAATCCGAAAGAGGCTGCATCCAAGATTAAGAAATTAAACCTAGATGAGAAAGAGGCTTTCCGTTTGGGCGTGATGGCTGATGTGAACAATCGCGTGGGCAACTTTAAGGGTGGCGACTTTACAAAGCAGATATTCAAGTCTGAGAATCAAAAACTCTTGTTGCGTAATGCTTTCCCAGACCAAGCCTCTTACACTGAGTTTTCTCAATATGTAAAGGCATTGGGCCAACAGAGTGCAACATCAAAGAGGATTCTTGGTGGCTCACGCACAGCAGAAAACCTGTCTGTCCAAGAAGAGGCAAGCCTTCTTGGGGGACTAGCACAAGCAGCGGCATCACCAGACCCTGTTTCCTCTGCGTTAAGAGTGGGTGGTCAAGCCTTGTTGTCACGGGCAAGAGGCATCAGTGGTGAAACCTCTGAGGCTTTGCAACGGCGTTTGTTTAGCGTTGACCCGATTGAGCAAACAGCAATCTTGAATGAGTTGAATCGCAGGGCACGAAAACCACAAACAGGTCTGTTAACTGGCGCGGCTGTCACTGGTTCGGCAACAGGGATATTGGGCGATTGACCCGATAAATCCCCATGCTTGCAGAACTGGCCCTAGCGAACGCAGCCTTCTCGGTTATCAAGGAGGCGGTTCAAAACAGCGGCGACATTATGAACGCTGGACAGGCGCTGTTCCAGTATTTCGACAACAAGGCAGTTATCCAGAAGAGGGCCAGCGAGAAGGGCGGCTCGGATCGTGGCGACCTTGAAGAGTTTATGGCTCTTGAGCAACTCAAGAAGCAGGAAGAAGAACTCAAACAGATGATGATTTACTCGGGGCGCGGTGGTCTTTGGCAAGATTGGTTGGCGTTCCAAGTGCAGGCCAAAAAGAAGCGAGAAGATGCTGAGAAAGAGCGTGTGCGAATTGAGATTGCCAAACGCGAACGGCGCATGGCATGGCTCACGAACGGGTTTTGGACAGCCTGTTTGATTGGCTTGTTGTACGTTGCCTACTTTTTGGGCGAGCTTGTGTGGTCGCTTACGAAAGGTCGTGGATGAAATACCTAATTGCCATTGTTGCGCTGCTGGCTGGATGCACCGACTCGTATCGGTTTCCATGCCAAGACCCTGTAAACCATGACAAGGTTCATTGCAATCCCCCAGTGTGTGAGGCTAATGGCACTTGCACCAAGTACCTGATTAAAGGAGAACCAAATGAAAACTGACTTTGATGCGCTGCTGCGCTTCATTATTGGCGTGACGCTATCGCTCACACTAGCTGGCATTGTGGCTGTGGTGCTTTATTCCTTGGTTTTTGTTACCCAACCGATGAACGGCATGGCCCCAAACGATGAGGCGTTTTTTAACCTCATCACGCCATTGGCGACTTTTATCACTGGTTCATTGGGCACTCTGTTGGCGATGAACAAGAAACCCCCGTCTGACAAGAAAGAAGGTGAAGCATGATTGCACTCGCAGGACTTTTGGACATTGGCGGCAAGCTGATTGATAAGCTCATCCCAGACCCAGAGGCCAAAGCTAAGGCTCAACTTGACCTTGCCAAACTTGCCCAAGATGGCGAACTGGCGGCAATGGCAAACGAGACAAAGCTGTACGAGACTGAGCAAAACAACCTCACAGACCGCATGAAAGCGGACATGGCATCTGACTCTTGGCTGTCCAAGAACATTCGCCCCATGACCCTTATAGCCATCTTCGTGGGCTACTTCATGTTCGCCATGATGTCGGCGTTTGGCTACAACGCAAACGAGGCATACGTCACCCTGCTTGGGCAGTGGGGGATGTTGGTGATGTCGTTCTATTTTGGCGGCAGAACCCTTGAGAAAATTATCGACATGAAAGGTAAAAAATGACCCAACTGACCAAGAACTTTTCCCTGCACGAACTCACCAAGTCTGAGACTGCTGCCCGTCACGATATGCCCAACGAGCCTGGCTCGGCTGAGATTGCCAACTTGGTAGACCTTGCTGCCAAGGTGCTTCAACCCATCCGTGACCACTTCCAAAAAGGTGTTCACATCAATTCAGGCTTTCGCCATCCTGACGTTAACGCCAAGGTCGGTGGGTCACGCACTTCTGACCATTGCAAGGGCATGGCTGCTGACCTTGAAATTCCCGGTGTCCCCAACGCTGAGTTGGCCCAATGGGTGAAAGACAACCTCGAGTTCACCCAGTTGATCTTGGAGTTCTACACACCCGGCATCCCTGACTCTGGCTGGGTGCATGTCAGTTTTGATCCTGCCAACCTGAAGAAGCAGGTCATGACTGCCACCAAGAAAGATGGCAAGACAGTCTACTTACCCGGCTTAGTCGCTTAAACCATCCCTCTGCTCTTGAGGGCATATGCGTCCATAGAACCTGGCCTACCAGTATATGGGCGCAACTCAGCGCCATCATAGTTTGTGGTTTGCCCAAAGCTGGTGATGGTTCTGGCTGGTGTGTCTGCCTCAAACCA